TATAGTCAATGACACCTGCATTATCGCCAGTACAGGGTCATAGACTCAGCAATGGGATCGGCGTTGATGCGGGCACCCTTATCCAATGCCACGCAGGCGTGCCTTGTTCAGCGGAATCAGCTTACTAAACCTGCATATTCATAATTTCACTTTGAATATTTAGCATATCAGGTTGCTGTGCGTTGAGGCGTGGTTTTACAGAGACATACCGCAAGTCACAAACTGCCGTAGTGGTGGTTTTGAGGTGATTTGCGGTATTTTTTTGTGCTACATGTGTGCTACGGCTAAATTATTGGTCTGAGCGGTTCATAAACGGACACTACCTCGGTCGTCACTTTCCCCAGCACGATAATCCCTCCCATGCCCTCTCCGTCTATGGTTTCGCCCTCTGAGGTGATAATTCCTGCAGCGTCCAGACGTGATTCAGTTCATCCAGTCTCTTCTGGAATACCGCAGTGGTGACAATCTGCCGCCCCCTGCTGTCTTTTGTTATTGCTCCAACGAACGCTGCGTGTATGTCACTCTCTCTCGCCATGATAAATCCTCCACCAATAAATACTGTATGGATGAACAGTAATATCGATCGATAGGTTTGATCAAGGCGGACCAGTTATGAGATTTGTAAAGGAGGGGTAGTTGCTGAAAATTTAAGATAATGCAGAGTTATTCTTCAGATGCTGTGAAGCATAACCTCACAGCACCCTAACTTACAGACAACTACTTTCTGCGGCTTTTAATGCCACCTTTTCGACCTGCAGTAACTGCTCGCTCAGGATCATTCTTAAAGTTTCCTCCGCTTACAGTTCCACCTTTGCGCCCAGCTTCAGCCGCTCTCTCTGGATTGGCTGCGAAATTGCCTGCTCCGCCTCTGTGACTAGTCATGATAATCTCTAATAAGTTAAGGACTTTTCAAGTTTAGAATGCTTCTAGAAATCTTTCTCGCAGTACAAGATATTCCTTGCGATATAAGATGTTTCTCATCGCGTCATTGGTGGAACTAAATTAACTAACGAGCAGCCTTGTCTCACTCATCCGAGCGGTGAGTTATACTTATTCCTAAAACTGGATCTTTACCGCTTACGCTTGTCTTTCAAACTTCATTTTCTAACCTGATACTTGTTGTGAAACGGCTAAGCGCTCATGCCGCTGGCTAAGATGATGCTGTAAGGATGAGCGTCATCTGACTCACAACATTTAGAAGCCACATAAGAGTTTCATTATCTTCACCGCGATTCATGCCTGCTACCAGCCTCTGGGGGCAGGTATTTTTTTGCGCTCCCTGCCACGCTCTATCTTAGATGCTCACCTACCCTACCCCTAGTCACCTTGTAACCTGCTGAGACTGGCGCGGTCTGTATCTGCCCCGTCGCCGGGGCTTTTTTATGGTTTGGTGACCAAAAGGTCAACGACCAATTGATTAATATATTTTATTAAATTATTATCCCCTTAAACTTAATGGCCTCACGCTCATGAGCCCTATTAAATATACTAAAACTAATAGTGAATAAGAGATGCTTGATAAAGAGATTAACAAAGACATTGAGGTTTTAAGGGCAATTGCGATTGTTACAGTGATGCTAGCTCACATTCCGTTAATACTTCTTCCAGATTCATTTTATTTTAAAATACTAAATATAAGTAAGTTTGGAAGTGGTGTTGATTTATTCTTCTGCGTATCAGGATTCATAGTTACGAGAAGTCTAATCAACAAAAATTTTCACAAAATGACTCGTTCTGATTTCTTGTTACAGTCAAAAATGTTTTATATTAAAAGGGCATTCAGGCTCTTGCCTGCCGCGTTTTTTTGGATAGCCATATCAATAGCTTTGACTGTAGCGATTAACAACTATCAAGCATTCCTGCCTTTACCAGAAATGTTAAAGTCGGCCTTTTTCGCAATAACCCAAACAAGCAATTTTTATTTTATTTCTTGCAGGCCAGCAGGAAATTGCGGAAATCTTGGGGTTTATTGGAGTCTTTCTTTAGAAAATCAGTTTTATCTCTTGCTACCAGTATTTCTGTTTTTGTTCAAGAACAGAAATCTGTGCATTGTGATGGCAATAATTATTCTGGTTCAATTTTTTATCCCGCGGACATTGAACTCGAATACTCCTATTGGCTGGCCGCTTCGAACAGATGCTATTGCGCTGGGGGTAATCATTGCCGTATTAAGTACAAAAGAAACCTACCAGAAGTTTAATCCTAGATTTATATCCCAAAAAGTACTGGCTTTGGCGTTACTGCTTGCTATGACCTTCTTGCTTTGCATTTTTACGGACCCTAATCCTATCGTTAGTTTTCAGGTGGGCGTGGTTGCACTTCTTTCAGGAGTGATGGTATTCATTGCAAGCTATAACCGAGGCTACTTTTTATTCAGTGAAAAGTTTGAGAAAGTGTGTCTATATGTTGGGTCGAGATCTTACTCTATTTATCTCACACACTTCATCGCACTTTCTATAACTAAGTACATTTTTATTTTGGGCGATAGTCCCATTATAAAAGAACTCAGCTTTTTAAAATTCCCTTTCTTTATAATTCTAACCATCTTGATGTCTGAATTTAGCTTTAGGCTTGTTGAGAACAGGTTTAGATATGCCTGGAAAAAGAATTTGAAGGTGACGGCAAAAGCACCTTGATGAAAGAAACTCCTGCCGTCTAAACTCAGATGGCAGGAACATCAGGCCACGTAATGTCTGGTGCCTTTGTTGTATCCAGATCATTCAATGCATCAATATAGTCCAGCCACGAATTCAGCTTCACCTTATCACCATCGCTCAACCTTCCCAGCAATAGCTTCGTCTGCCATATACTGATAGTATCTGAGGCGACATTCATTCGATATTGTCTATCCTGATCTGCTATAGAGTTATAATCGATAACTGGCGCAGTGAACTTACCTTTTGAATAACTCCAACCATATTGAGGTTTTGTTTTTTCGTCTGTCACATCTACCCAGATAAATGAATCAGGAAACATCTCCTTCATGTTCCCATCGGTTTCAAATATTTCAGCTACTTTATTGTTCTCAATGCGAGCGTATAAAGCCATCATGAATACTCCTCGATGTATACAATACCAGGGGCGCCCATATTCTGACCTGCAGTGTTTGCCGACTGGTTGCCTCCGCCGCCAGATCCAGGAGCACAAAAGTCAGATTGCCCTGTACCTGCTCCAGCTTTACGTCCGCCGCCCCAATACGATGCACCGCCATCTCCACTTCCATACCCACCCAATGTAGAGTCAGTTGCATCGCTACCATACGCACCTGAAAGATTGATATCTCCGCCAGTACCGACGCCAGGAGCTCCTCCTGCGCCAGAGGCAGCAAATCCCCCACCAGAGGCCGCGCACTCTGAACCAAACGAACTACTCCCACCCGGTGATCCACCCAATGTTCGCGCCCCGACTACAACGGAGTACGAATCTTGAGTTAACGTAACCAATTTTATAGCTGTACCTCCCGCCCCACCACCCCCACCAGGAGGTGCGGTGGTCGATGACCCCCTAGCACCTGACCCGCCAGCGCCAGTGACAAAAACGCGAGCCTTTTTAGCTCCCGGTGACCTTGTGTAGGTGAAGGTTCCTGCTGTGGAGAATGCCTTTACCCCTATCAGTCTTCCGGTCCCTGCACTCAACAGGCCAGCCTTCAGGTTTGCCAGAATGGTGGCGGGCGTACCATTATCCAGTACATCAACCGAGGCACTGTCAGAGATGAATTGCGCCAGCACGTATGCCATAGTTGATGACTGTCGAAGCGCCTTATTAATCTGTGCGGACGATGCTTTACCACTTTGAAATCCGATCAGCAGTGCAGCAAGGGCCTCATAGTCTGTCTGGCTGGTGACGTTTGCTGCGGCTCCAATGCCAAAAGCTTTAAAGTTATTAGTAGCCATTAAAGTGTTTTCTCCCAAGCGCCATCATCAAATCCGGCGATGTATTGATTTTCTAAGTCGAACCCGAAGAATTTATTACCCTCGGATGGTGTTAAGGCTGCAGGAGTCGTAATGCTTCCGGCGTAGACGCCCGCTGCTTTAACCGTCAGGTAGCCCTGCCGGATTGCAGCAATTAACTCCAGAGACACATTGCTGATATCCGTGTCAGGGAAGACCCACACACCGATTGTCATGTCCTGGTTGTCGACTATCTGCATCGTCAGGCCTGACCCTTCCAGCGCGTCATCAAGTATCTGAGGTAGGCTGTCGTTGGTTCCGTCCCAGTTATTGATAGCGATTTTTGCTTTCAGTATGATTCGGTAGGTGTCGTCGCTGAGACTGGTGTAACCGGAGTCGGGGTCATACGGCCCCTGCCAGACACCCTGATCCCACCCCAGACCCGCGGTATCAAAGGAGAAATAAACTCCTGATATGGGCTGACTGACTATCCGGCTCCTGCCTATCCACTCACCCAACGCATCCAGTTGAACGCCAATTGCCTCATCAATATCAAACGCTGAAATCAGGCCATGCATTGCAGTTGACACATCGGTCAGTGGCCGGGTCGACAGATCAACGTGCTCAACAAACAGGGGCTTACCCCTGTGATAGTTGGTTATACGGTCTGTATATTTGCTCATGGCGACACCAAAATAGAGATGTTCGCTGCGCTGCAGGCGGCGGATTCGTTATAGGCAATGACAATATTTGAGGAAGATACAGAATCGGCCGACTTGCCTATTTGCAGGCTGTTGATGTCGTAATATCGAGCATTACCTCCACTGACCACGCCGAGGTTTGCTGGCGAATACAGGCGGCTGAGCAATACGTCATCCCCGATAGTCAGCGAGTTGATGTAGTCAGCTATCGCCTGCTTTATCTGCTCACCGATTTGCGAGGTGTATCCGGTGAATACCTTCAACACCAGAGCCACATAAATCGGGACATTAGTCGGTCGTGAAAAACTGATGTTGTGCGGATTACCGTATTTGTCAGACACCTGGGTAGTTGTGCTGCCGAAGGTCCCCACGCCCTGACCTTTTTTGCCCCGGATGGTTTGTGCTATCAGGGTTACATCCCCGCCTTCCACAATGGCAGCAATAGAATGGCCGGGGATACCGTTGGCATCAGTAGCGCCTGTATCGTTCTCATAGAGTTTGTGCCGGGTTACGCCAGCGACATTGGCCAGTGCGCCATCAACGGCTTCAAATGGTGTCAGGGACGGAATAGCAACGCTCTGGCTCTGCCTGATACGCAGTGCCGAGTCCTTTTCCGCATCTGAACCCACTGCGGCCGCCACTGAGTTGGTAGCGCTTGTCCAGTTGCGAGTCGGGGTGTTGATCTGATTTATTGAGCCGATCACAGCTGCTACGGCGCCCGGAACAGCGCAGGTTGCTGTCACAGTCACTGAGCCACCCACGCCAATCGTAACGCTGGCGGGTAGGTTCCAGATAATACCGTTCGCATCCTTAACAGAGCCGTTAGTGATAGTGGTGCCGGCAGTGCCGATGAGCGTCAGGTCAACCGTGGAATTCGTCGAAGGCTTTCGAGTGATACCGTTAATTTTGATGTTTCGGGTAAGCGCGTCGGTCATGGCGGTTGATGGTGAGAAGGATGTGTAAACCTGAATCGCCGTGTTGTTAGCGTCATGCACCGCCAGGGCTACCAAGGCCACCATCTGGCCGTCTTTACTGTCCGGATCTAAGTAAGCATCGGTACCGTAAATCTGCTGAAAATATTCGGTGAGTTTACTCAGTATCGTCTGGTAATCGGGCGCACTTATCCCTGAGGCGGTCACCGTAGCGGAGAGCCCCAGCGTATCGAGATTAAGAGCCATTATGCCTCGCTTGTGACGGTCGTCGTTCCGTAGATGGTGTCGATGGTTGCGGTGAAAATCACACGCCGTGATGAGGTGTTCAGGTTGGTATCGAACGACTTAATTGAGTTAACGCCGGGCGTCTCCAGTATCCGTTTACGGATAGCCAGATTGTAAGTCTCTGGCTTCTGCTTTCCGAGTACCGACTGAACCCATGGAGTACCCTCGGTAGTGTCGAGGAACCACTGACCATACCAGAGAAGGAATCGCGTTTTTACGGCCTGAGCAACACACTCTGGTGAGTTAATCAGCCAGGTGTCATCCCCTTTGCCGAAGGTGTAATCACCATTTTCATCTTCGCGTCTGTATCGCATCTTTATGATCCAAGAGGGTTGGTGTTGCTGCCGCCACGCTGGATTCCGCCGTGAGTATGCTTATCCACTATCGTTCCGTCGACAAGCTGCAGACGCCCATCCGATAGTATTTGCAGCCCGTTTAAATCAAAGCCGCCCGGTGCAGTGCCGGTTATTTTCCCTGTCGATGGGTTGAGGCTTATTTTTGTGTCGGCATCGTCACTGCGAAGCTCTACGGCACTGGTGTTTATGGCGCTTATTTTCTGCGCCTGAGACATAGGGCCCACCAGGGCGAAAGCATCAGAAAGGTCATGCTGCCGCGGGTCAACCGGCTCCTGAACACCTCCGTTTTGCCACCAAAAATCAATGCATCGGTCACTGAAGATAACCAGACACTCATCACCCGCTTTTACCGGGAACGTAAGGGTGCACCCTCCACCGCGGGGAAATATCACCGGAACATCCAGAAGCAACGGCAGTGGCTGAGATTTGAAATTGCCTAACTCGTCAGCGGTTTGCCCGCTAATCGCTGGCTGCACCGTGCAGGTTACTGCAATCGGATCGAACGACTGGATGATGCCTGGCATGGAAACGCGTAGCATGGAGAAGATAGAATCTGACAGCGCTTTATAGGCCTGCGATTCACCGCCAGCCTGTGATTGTGGTGAAACTGGCATATTAGCTCCAAGAAAAAACCCGCCGAAGCGGGTTATTGAATTTCAGAATCTACTTTTTGAATTATCTGGCAGTCTTTTTCTTTAAAACCATAAACATCAGCCATCCCACCCTCTCCGCAAGCGCTTACAGATAGGTCCCGTATAGCAGTAATAGCATATTCATAGCCTTTCTCTTTCAAAAGCTTCTGAGAGTCAACGCTCAGCGTCTCACTTCCTGACCCATTACTCATAGCATCCATCGCAGCGTTACCAATAGCCCCTTGCTGGATTGCGGATTTTATTACTGGTTGATTGGCTAAATCAGGATGTTCATTAATAAAGTCTGAAACGGTTTTTGAGTAAGATAGAGAGGGAGCAATAAAAAGAACCAAACAAATAAATCTGATCTTCATTTTCATTTCCATATGCCGACTTAAGTTATTTTCTTGCAATCGTATGTCCCGAACATTCTCGGCTCGTTCATGTTCGAACGTATAGCCTCGACGTTCAGGATGGCTTTTCCATTGCGCTTGACGTAATCCATGCCGTAGTAGCCTGGATAATCTGTGCGCGGCACCATCCACTGCATTTGGATGTTATCGTAATCACCCTGCTGCTTAAGGAAAGTCACCTTTTGGCTGGTTGGCTTTGCTCCGTTAATTCTGGCCCAGCCATCATTCTTTGAACTAGTGCCAAGATGGAATGGACCACATTGAGAGTCTGCTGAAGCCATTAAAGGCGATAGCGTGACCGCGATGAGAAAAACTGCCAGAATATGCTTAGATTTCACCGTCAATATGTCCTGTTGAGTGCCGTATTCGTCTGAAGGTCTGCGGAACCTCTGGCGCTGCACATCAAATCCATATAATAAGCTTGTCCGCGTGTATCACCAGTATAACTGATGGATTGCACGATATACACGCCATCGGTCGCAATACTTGCGGGCTGTTGCAGTGTTCCGTTGACGCTCAGATTCCCGTTATTTTCGGTCTCAAAAATCCGCCCGCCCGACCGCTGAATTTCGTCGCTGGAAAGCGCTGAGCGATACACAGAAGCCTGGTCCAGTTCTATCAGTCCACCAACCCGGATATTGGGATTGATCAGGCATCGCACGTTAACGCCAGCCCCCATGGTCTGCTGTGGCATGCCAATGAGTCCGGTGCGGCTGTTGAGTACGATCGCCTCATGGATGTACTTATCGGTGCTGACCATCTGCGCCTGACCATCCACAATTTGCCAGTTGGCATTGCACTGGTCAGCCACGTTGCTCATCACGTCTCGGGCCATGCCATACATCACGCGCCCGCGGGGGAATACTGTGTCTGGCATCTGCGCAGTAATGCCCTGCGTGACGCCAAATGGCTGGAAGCTCTGCATCGTGGCGGCATGCAAATCTGCCACCGTGTATCCCGCTGCCAGCGTCGTGTTGACCTTCGCGGCCACAAAAGCCTGATGACCGTCAATGGCCTGAATCAGGATGTAAGTGTCGGTAGGGTTATCGCGCCCGGTTATCGTAAAGCGAATCTCACCGTCGAATATCTGTCCGAAGTTCTGCCCGTCAGTTTGGCCCACCTGAGTAGCATCGACATTGCGCGCAATACCTACCTGGTTGGCATCGACCGGAGCAGCCAGTCCATCGTAACCGGCGATCATCTTCAGCCTGGAAAACTCCTTACCCTGAACCCGGCTGACAGTGTCTTGCTTCAGGTTATAGATTTTCACTGTCGCAACGCGCGGCCATAGCGCATTCGTCCACTCGATATTAAATACGACTTTGAAATCTGAAAGGCTGATGCCTGCGCCAGACTCATCGACCAGCAACAGTTCAAAGTGACGCATCCAGTTCTGGCTCATGCTCACTCCGTAATTACGTAGAGATGGCTGCGAATGCCAAGGTCAGTTTTGGTTGGGTAATCCTGCGAAGCGTCATCGCAGGCCACCTCAAGCGCGAATCCCAGATTAAGGTAGCCCCACTGCGAAAGCAGATTACCTCCTGTCACCATGGGAATTCCGCTCACGATTTCATTGCCGCCGCTATCCATTAAATCAAGCACCCACGCGAAGTCACGCCACTCTACCTGTACCCTGTAGGTGGTGTTGTTCAGGTTGATATTGAATGCCTGATTGTCCGGAGAGAGCGGGATTTCATATCCCTGCATGATTACCCCGACACATAGCTGTATAGTTTCGAGAGCACAGACTCATTGGCGCTTTTCACTGACTTGATGCCTGTGTTCTGCACTGGTGATGTGCTTACTCCATCCGTCATGTCGGTTTTATTCGCCACGCTGATCGTCTGAGTCTGCGAGATAGGAACTTCTTTGAGCGTAAGAGACGCCATCAGGACATTTTCAGACGTGCGGTCAGTGGTTACATCAAGCACGCGTATCAGCATGTTGCTGTAAATGCGCTTTCCGGTTACCACGTCGAACGGAACGCGACTGGCCTGCAGGTCGAGAAGCCGCTGATAGGTCTCTTTCGGACTAAGCCCAAGACTTAACCCAACGGATGAGGTATCAAGCAAGTCCAGTAATGAACCGCCACCGGAAAAGCCGACATCCATTGTCAGCTCCGCCGGTCGCTTGTAAGCATGGTCAGCGATCGGCGAGCCCAATTCAGTAGGATGCTCTGTAATTTCCAGCACATCGCTGTGCTTCTCAGAGATAACCACATCCGGGATGATCAGGCCTATCTTCCTGCTTTGCTGTGAAAACAGCGTAGAGAGAATATCCATTATCTGACCGCCGGAGTAAGTTGCTGGGTTAGTCGGGAGTTAACGCCCATCTGCCGTTCTGCGACACTATTTCCTGCTCGCTCAGGATCGCTTACACCATGGATATGGATGTTTGTTTCCTGAGTAATGCTTGCGCCAGCACTGGGCATATTGCTGAGTACCCGAGGAACATAGCTCCGTGTCTCCTGAGGCATCAAAGCCATGCCATGCTTTTTCACATTACCAAGCCCCCAGTTATAGGAGGCCAGAGCCTTCGGCAGATCGCCATTGTTAGCTTTAAGAAGCTGGCTGAGATATTTTGCAGCCGCGCCAGCCGCCTTCATCGGGTCAAATGCGTCGTTACCCCGCAGACCTAAATCCCGACCGGTACCTGGCATAATCTGGAACAAACCCTGAGCACCTGCACCAGAGACTGCATTGGGATTGCCGGAAGACTCCGCTATTGCAACACTTCTTAGGAGTCCCTCAGGAAGCCTGTAAAGCTGCTCTAGCCTGTCCATAGCAGGTTTCATCCAGCCAAGTAGCGCTGCACCATCCTTGCTTGCCCGCGGCCTCCTCACAGACTGACCATATTGCTCAACAGGTCCGTCAACCGGGTAGATTTGCTCAGGTTGCGAATCTTCGACAGGAACCGGTTGAGGGTCTCTATCGCTCAACCATCTCTTCATGGCAAAACCTATACTGCGCGGATCGAAACCTGTTTTGCTCTTGATATATTCCGCAGCACTGTCTGCGCTTGAGGTTATGGCAGGCAATGCGTCAGGGTTGCCTTTCCCCTGATTTATCAGCTCTCGTCCAACCGAATAAGCATCCTTCCAGCGCCCATCCTTGATGGCGTTGAGCAAACGCGCAATGCCATCAAGCATTTTCGACAATTCGCCAAGATTGGACATGAGGTTGCTCATGTCCCATTTGGCCGTCCATGCCTGAGGGTCAATGCCAATAAGACTCATGACAGCATCTTTTAGATCGTCGACGCCTTTAATGGCACCTTTTATCTGCGGCTCCCACTTACCCCAGTCGATTAACGACTTACCTCCCTCTTTCCAGACTTTATAGTCATCGTAAAGAGCGAGTATTGCACCGCCCAGTAAACCGATAAGTGTTATAGGGGATGTCAGGAATGCGCTATTTAATAAGCGCCAGGCAACTACCAGCGCGCCGAATACCTCTATCAGACGTTGGGTCGACTTATCCAGCGACGACCACCATTGCATGATGTCGCCGCCTGCTTGAATTAAGCGGTAGACAACTCTGCCGATCATCTCCGCAAGCCATAGCAGACCTTTCACGCCACTGGTAATCGTCTGCTCTATCTTCGGGAAGTTATCGACGATCTGCTTACGCAATGTGTCGATAGAACCCGACAGACCTTCTGCCAGGCTAGAGCCGATTTTATCGCGCGCCATGCCCGCCATTTGCCCGAAGGCGCGCAGCGAGGTCATGAACTTGTTGGAGCTGATTGCAGCCTGGTCAGCATTAAAGCCGATAGCCTTCGCCATCTGCGTGTATTGCTGATTGAACTGACCCAGCCCACGACGCATCGCCATTAATGTGTTTTCATCGATGCCGAGCATCTGCGCATACTGGTTTGCGCGGTAGTACGGCATGTTACTGAGCTTCTGGCCCACCCCCGTAAAGATGCTGGCCATATCCCGCATGTTGCCGCTGGCGTCGCGGGTTTGCACTCCCAGGCGATTCAGGAAGCCTTCAGAGCCCGGGTTGTTGCGCATGAAGCGCGCCAGCCCCTCCAGTGAACCACGTGCTGCCTCTGCGCTTGAACCGGCCTGAGATGCGGCATAGCCAATAGCCTGAATCCCTGCCACTGTCGCGCCGGTGCGCTGGGACGACCAGTAAAGCTGATCCAGGCCGCTGGCGATTTTGGCTGTGAAGGCCACAACAGAGATAGCGGTTGCTTCAACTGCCGCGCCGAGCTTGACCACCTGCAGAGTGGTACCCAGCACCACAGAGTCAAACTTGCGCGCGCCGGCATCGTCAATCTGAAAGCCGAGGCTTACCAGAAAATCCTTGATAGTCTCAGCGTTCATTATCCTGTCTCCAGCGCTCAATGCGGTTGTTATTGTCTGCTTTCAGGTCAAGCCAGTCGTTCATGCGGGCAACGTCTGCGAGGTCTACTGAGCCGTCTTTAAGCGCGGTGTAACTGATGTACCCGGCGTCAACCGGGCGCATCAGGAAGTCTTCACCATCAGGCAGGGATTCAAGTGTCAGGCCGCTGAGTTGTCCGCAATCTCTTTGTCGGGGGCTGCGGGCAAAAAATTTCCCAGGCTGTCGCCTACCACCCGACCAACGATCTGCAGCATGCTCATCAGGTCGATGTCGTCGAACATTAGCGAACCCTGAACCATTACCGGCGCCCATACCTTGCCGTTCTGCCGTGCCACCACGGACAGGCAGGGGAAGATGATCGCATTCGTATCTTCTTCACTCATTTCTGCCAGCGAGTCCGCAATTTTCGGCAGCGCGCTTTCAATGGCTTTATTCACATCGCCACCCTGTGCGGCAGCCTTGATGCCCTGAAAGTCGCCAAGCATACCGGCCAGAACCGGGAGTAGCTTGCGGGACACTTTCAGCTGGTCGAAAACGCTGAGCTTTGATGCGCGGTAGTTCACGCCTTTGATTTCAAATTCCATCGATTAAAACTCCCCGAGCACTTCGTCGATTTTGCCGCCGTCAAACACCCATGCGACCATTCCGGCAACCTTTGGGTTGTTCCAGTCAGGCTGGCGCTGGAAAGCTGCTGAACGGATGGTAACGATGTCGCCTGATGCTTTATTTCGCAGCAGGAACACGTTATTCCCCCACAACGCAGAAGACTGGCTTTGCGCGTTGTACATCAGGGAGAGCTTCTTATTCACCGGCGAGGTTTTCTGAAGGTTGATGGTGACGGTGCCGCTCTTGCCGGCATGTAGGCTATGCATTGTTTCGCCATCCGCACCAATCGTCATGGTGTTTTTAGCCTCGGTCATCGTTACCGTGATCCCCTCTTCGGAGTTCGCAGAGCCATAGCCAAGGTCGATTGAGCCGGTCGGGCCGGTCATGGACGCCGTAATGTCCATAAAGCTGTAGGTACTCATCTATATCCCCTTAGCGAACAACGTTGATCTGAACATCGGCATAGTGAACTGCACCGGCCAGTTTGATAGCTGCCTGAATCAGAGGTGCGCGGCGCTTTTCACGGTCCGACTGAGCCTGTGATGACAGAGGCTGGGCGTACACGTAGTAGCCCTTAGTCAGGGTGTCGCCTGCGGTAATCTGCCCGATGTCACCGCCATTCCACACGCCCGGCGCGACCAGACCATTCGAAACAGCCTGGTCCAGCGACATCTCAACGTTAGTGAGAAGACGCGTAATACCTGCTTCAGTCTGAGGGATTTTGCTGGTTGAGGTGTACAGCACGTTGAACAGGTTGGTCTGCACATAGTTCTGCAGCCAGTCCAGACCGTGGCGCTCATCGAAGAAGTCACCGTTGGACATCACACCCTGCTGAAGGATTGCCGTGTCGTTCGCGTAATAAACGTAGACGTTTGCATTCTTCGCATCTACAGCGGCAGCCTGAGAGCTGGTCAGGGTTTCATACGTCACACCCGGTTCAGTTTTGAACTTAAGGGTGATCGTGGTGTTGTTGCCGGTGAAATTGACAGTAAAGGCACGGCCGAACGCCGACAGCGCCGCGTACTTACTCTTCGTTGAGTACTGCACAAAGGTACGACTGTACCCGGCCGCTTTGAGAGTAGAAGCAACATCAGAAGTGGTCGCAGAGTCGATGATGCCTGAATCAGAGGACGTAACAGCAAACACGCGGCTCAGGCTTGATGCCTGAATTGCTGCTGCAGTCGCCGTAATCTCTGCAGGCGTCAGCTCGTCTTCGTCAGCAATGCCAAGGCCATACCAGTTGGTAAACTGCAGTACCGCAGTGATTGCCTGCGCCAGAGTTTCAGCGCTACCTGTCTCGCCGGTTGCCAGCGTTTTTGCCCATCGGCCGACGTAGACCTGAGCAGGCCGTGGTGACTGTGAAAAGTAAATCAGCGCAGCTTCGTACTCCGGACTGTCTTCGCCGAAATCAACGCCGATGTCCTCTGAGTTGGTATAAAGCCGGATACGCTCTGATACCGGAATAACAGTGGATGTGCCGAGAATGAGTAGCGAACCGAAATTACGACCCGTCGCCGCAGTGGGGGACATGATCACGTCAACGTTCACAACGTTGGATACAGGTAAGCCCTGTGCCATAGGTTAATCTCCAAAGAATGATACTGGCGCGTCGACCAGAGATTTGATGCCGTAATCGCGGATAACTTTGCGGCGCAGGCGCACAGTGATGTCGTACCGGCGCACCCACTGGTTATTGATGAGTTCGGGGAAGGCTGTCAGTTCACTGTAATCAGCAAGAGAGAGCTCGTTTGTTTTCAGGGTTTCGTTGTTTTGCTCAACCGTCAGGCCATCGCGAAACAAGGTGGCGATCGACTGGCTTTGCGGGCCATAGAATGATGCGAGCGTTTCGATTACTTCGTGACGCCAGAGCTGATTGCCATCATCAGTCTGCCGGACGAACGCTGGGCCGTTATCAGCCGTAAAGCCGATGATGCCAAAGCCGCACCAGTTCACGTCAGCAGCAGGAAGAGCAGCCTGTGTGGCTGTCCATCGCGGCCTGACCATGCCTGGTGGCAATCCGGATAACGCTCTTGCCCACTGACTTAACTCTCGCTCAAGCGCCTCATCGTAAGCCTGCGGCGTACTGACAGGTGTCAGATAACCGGCTGCCGTACTGTCATTACTCACCGGCGCCTCCGTCGAATGGCAACAACTCACAGTGAGCTTGGACGAAGCCAGCACCGTAAGCTGTGTATGGGTCAACGAATGTGACGCGATACTCGCGCCCGCGATAGGTGACAATGTCCGCATCGATACCGGTGTTGCCGCTGGTCAGGCGGAAAACGGTCACAATCAGGATGGCGCCGTTAATAACCTGACCGGCCTGCATGCGCCGGGCTTCCAGTGAGCGGTCAACAGTCACCACGCCACCAAATGGCGTGACAGTTGGTGTGTTGCTGGGAAAGCCATCTGCATCGACAGTCTGGGCATTGCGCTTCACGGTGAGCGTTGTATCGAGGAATTCAGGCGAAAGCAGAACGTCAGTAACATCAAGAGTCGGCATCTTTATCCCTCACAACGTGCGTGATTGAGCGGCGGTACTCGCCGGTGTCGATTAGCGGCTTGTTACCGGTACGCCCGCGACGGAGCCGATTAGCAATCGTGGCATTCGCGAGGGGAGTGAACCCGGTAATAGTGATGTAACGCTTCACCCCATTTGCCGCCACAGTACCGGCGCGATCGAGTGACGTAACGGCGCCTTCTGCATCACCCTCCAGCGCCTTGCGGGCCGCTGACTTAAGGTGAGGCATGAAGTCCTGCTCTACTGACCTGACGCCTGGCTTCAGATGAGGGCGTGGCGGGATGTTCTGCGCTGGCGATCCGTTCTCGTTGATATATCCGATTGCCGCATTGCCAATATCGCCATCGTCACGCTCATCTTTCGATTCAGGGATGCCCACCAGAACATCCTTGTTCGCGAGGGTTTTAAGGGCGTCCAGAATGCTTTGAGCGCTGTCACTTCGAACCGTCAGGCCTGATTTCATAGCTGAATCCCGCCATACCCGAAGAGCTGCAGTGTCTGCCAGAACTCCGCGCCGTAGCGGGAGAAGTTCCAGAAGCCAGCATCAGCATTCAGCGTTGAACTGTTGTCGTAACTCACGCTGACCTTATCTACTGACTTGGAAGCCACTACGCCACTCGTAGCGCCTCCGGCACCACCGAGCACTCCGGCTGCTGTATCGGCTGTATTCAGCACCATGTAATGCGCAACGAACAGCTCCACCAGGTAGGGGAACATGTCCCCCATAGCGGAGCCATCAATGAGCACGTCGGCGAGGTTGAGCCGGAACTGGATTACTGGATCGGGATATTTAGTGGTGTCAGAGAACTGCGGGAAGTCGCGGCGGAAATCACTTACTGTCGGAAGATTTCTGTTTCTTGCCATTGTCATTATCTTCCACTGTCGGGCCGGGATCTGGCTGCTGCAGTGCTTCCAATTGCGCGGTCAGGTCAGCAATGATTTCGTCTTTCTCAGTCACCGACAGCTGCAGGTCGCCAATGGTTTTGTCTTTGTCGGTCAGCTGCGTAGTCAGGCTGTCAATCTGCGCCTGAAACTCTTTGGTATCAGCCGGCGCTTTTACTTTGCCGGTGACTTCAGAGTGCGCAGCAACAAACCAGTGATCGGCAACCTTTTCGTCTACCGTGTGCTCGCCAACGCTGAACTCCTGAGCCGTGCCGTCTTCGCTGTTGAACTTGAACGGGGTGTGCACACGAATGGTCTTCTTAGCCATTACATTCTCCTTAATGCCCCTTTCGGGGCGGATAGGTTAGATGCCATCCATATACGCGATGGTTTCCGGGTACGGAGATTCAACAGCGCCCAGCTTGCCGTAGTAGGTGGTCAGCTGGTAAATGCCGCGATACTGAACCGGGATGTTCTGCAATGGAACCATCGGGAAGCGAATAAACTTCTTATCGTTGGTGTATGCCATCATGCGGTCAGTACCGCCAACGCCAGCGCCTTTCAGCCACTTCACCGCACGGATATTCAGCGGGGTGCCGTTCTGATGGAATGCGATGGTGTTGTTCTGCAGGTAGGTCAGCAGAGACTGGTTACCGGCAGATGAGACGATGATGCTGGACAGCAGCGCAAACTGCTCAGGCGGCAGCAGCAGGTCACGCGGAACAATCGTGTAACCGGTGGCAGCCCAGGCATTCGACAGCAGCAGGTTGATCGAGGTACGGATTTCATCGGCGGTTGAAGTTGCCCATGTCTTCGGCGCGTTGGTCACCGCAGCACCGGTGTAGTTGGTCAGGCCTTTAACGCCCAACTGACTGTCACCGCGATAAACCTGCTCATCGGTGTCCATGTTCCACTTCAGCTGCATGCCGTCGAACTTCTGGGTGTCCAGCGGGCGGCCTACTTTAGCGGCGGCAGCCAGCTCAACAACAGTCCAGCCCAGCTCCATGCCCCACAGGGTCAGCGGGAAGCCGGTTTTGGAGATGTCGACGTTAACGCCTGCGATAGCAGTGGAGTCTTTGCCGATCCAGTTTTTGCCAGCCGGGTTAGGTGTACCCGCCGCCGCAAACTGAGAGTTGGTGAAAGAACTGATGTCATCAGCGATGGACACATCTTCGCGCAGCTCAATATCGCGCGACCAGGTGTATCCCACCAACGGCATGTTCAGGTTCTGGTCAAGACGCTCAAGCTCGCCAACCAGGAAAGCACCAGAACCGTCAACGGTGGCTTGGTCAAAAGTAAACATATTTAGCGGTTCCCTTAGATGTTGTAAGCGACTTCAGCGTTGCCAGCGGCATCGCCTGCACCGGTGAAGGAGGCGTTAGGCAGTACGACGGTTTCGCCGGTGACTGCTGCGCCAAGAATTGCACCCAGCGGGCTTGTCTGGGTCGGGTTAGCATTACGGACATAGACCGCGCCACCTTTAACCAGGCCAACAGCGGTGCTGCCGATGTTCACGGTCATGTAGCCGCGCTTCATCACGTCGCCGGTGAAGTTCTTGCCGGTACCAACCTGACGAACCATGTCTGGCGTCGAGGTAGTCGGGTATGGGCGAACGTACAGACCCGTAATCACGGTAGCGGCATCAGATGCGGCCAGCGGGATGAACTTGCCATCGGCGCTGTCTTTACCAGCCAGGCCATAAGCCGCGAAAATGTTAGATGAGTCGATGATCACCGGCTCGGTGGTCAGGTCCTGAGGGCGTGAAATAGCCCCGGCGATGCCTACTGGCATCCGGTACAGATATGCAACCATGGGTTTATCCCTTATTTTTTCCAGTGAGCGGCAAAGGCTTTATTGAGAGCAGCCGGTGAGTTTTTGTTAGATGAATCGTAAAAAGCAGCGCGCGAGGTTGTGACCGGCACAGCGTTGCGTGACTTAGCGATTTCACTCGCAGACACGAACACGGCATCCAGCGTAGCTTTTGGCATCTTGCTGAAGTCAGGCGTTGCACCAACCAGCGGAGCAAGCAGAGCCTGACCTTCTGGTGTTTTGAATGCTGCGTCCATGGTGGAGCGTTTGAACGCAGCCAGCTTGCCACCTTCTGGCAGCTTAACGCCCGGCATAATCAGCTCAGCGCGAGCAACGATACCCTGATGGTAAGCAGCATCGGTGGTGGCTTTCTTCTTCTCGTCCTCTTCATCCGGATCGGAGTCAGTGGTAGAGGTCGACGCCGGATTAATCAGCTGCTGCACCAGAACCGCCAGCGCATCAACTTTTTTCTCCAGCTCGCCAATACTCATGGCGCCACCACCTTCACCACCTTCTTCATCGGTAGTCAGGCCGCCAAGCTCGCGCTCTTGTGGCAATGGCTGGGCCGGATTGATGGTGATGTTTACTGCCCGCGCCAAATCAAGGCTTGGCTCGACCAGTTCTGATGGCGCATTGTCCACCAAATCAGCCAGGCTATCGGCATCCTTGGTTTTAATGGCCCGCTTCAGCTGGCTAAACCAGCCCTGATTTTTGGTAGTCATGAATGTGCTATCTCCAATTGAACAGCGAATACCTGCGCGACCATTGGGTACGCTCGCACAGTGGTTACCGATAATTGTGTGTTGCCGGGCCTGACCGGGGGATTGCTGCTCATACTCAGCGTCATAGCCCATCGATATCTGGTCCTGACCATC